TTTCCAGCTTTTTAACATAGTAAGCTACATGCTGGCGCTTCCATCCACGGGCACGGCCTATCTTGGCTGGGTACATTTTTACCTCTATGCCTTTGAGTATGGGTATGACGCGGGACCGAATGGTATTGAAGTCAAATTTGACTTTTGACTTTGAAAGCGAAATATTTTGACTTCTATCTGTGTTGCTCTTGACCAAAACATGCCGCTCCTATGGGTGCCTCTTAGACTGGCGGCGACGAGTGCGCCCTAAGTTCTCTCCGACATAGTAGAGTATCCAGCCCAGTAGCCACAGCGGTACAATGAAGGGAAACAGAAGCAGACACCATAAACGACGACGCCTGGGCTTACGTTTATTCATGGAATGCCTCCTTTGGCTGTTTGCCTCTATGGCGGATTAAGAGACATGCTTCGCTTGAAGCTATGCGGTTTATCGATCTCTTGCCAGTCATGAATGGCTGGGTGCAACGGCCACACCAAAAAAAGCAATCCATACAAAGGAACACTTGGGTAGCTGGCGGTTTAGCGCCTAACGTATAACCTTCTAAATGCTTAGAAAAAGAGGCTAAAATAGAAAAAATATCAGTACTTTTTCGCGTTAGAAATGGCGGGCCCGGTGGGATTTGAACCCACGATCTCCGGCTCCGAAGGCCGACACCTTAATCCGTGCTAGGCTACGGGCCCACGTCCATGCTTTTTGGCTAGGCTTCGGACACCAATGTTTTTGCGGCATATTGACTTTTCGCTGACTTTGAACCGTTGACTGCATCAATACTCACACTTCTCCTTACGCAGGTAATGCCTGCCAGTCGTTCGATTGTAGTTATATTCGATGTAGCCTTCTCTGCCATAGCGCTCCATCTTTTCGCTGTAGTCTGGATCAGTTTCAAGGATTTCCACAGGGTCAAATTCTCTGCTATTGCCGTAGAGACGCTCTGAAATCGGTGCATATACCTGCACGTATTTGTCGCTGTTCTCACCCAGCAGGTTAGCTACTGCGTCACTGTTGCCTTTGAGGTATCGCTCTAAGACTGCTCGCCAGTGCCTGTTGCTGTAGAACGTGATTTTCATCAGTTCTGGTGCTTTTTCGGGTCCGCCTAATCTGTTAACTGCACGTTCTCTGGCTGTTCGGAAGTTATGGCCTGCTGCGTCGGTGTCTTTATAGGTGAATACTAGTTCGGGGCTGCGGTTTCCTCTCCACTGGACGACATTAGGGTCATATTGATGGGTTTTCCATTCGGATAGCATATCGAGGATTTTGATGAATCTGCCTTTCAACTGGATTGTTCTGGTGCGTCCATGCTTAGCTGGGTGATTGATAGATATTGTTCTCAGCGCAAAGTTGATATCTTTCCATTCGATGCGTAAGGCTTCTATGGGTCGGGCGGCGGTTGCCATGAGCACGTAGCAGAAGACCCGCATTTGGTCGCTCAGCATCGAGTATAATAATTCCATGTGGTTTGCCGATGGAACATCATACTCAGGACATTTGTATTCGAAGTGGGGAATCTTGACGTCTTTCATGTGCATGTAGCTTTTGATGAAACTAGCATAGGCTTTGCAGTAGCTATTCTTGTTACAGTTTGTCCAGTTGCTCATCACTGGGTCAAATGCGAGTTTAGTTTTGAAGTCGTCAGGGTTAAAGAGGTCGATTTTGAATTCTGTTGCTAATCGGCGCAGGCGAACAACATATCTGCTTAAGGTTAAGTCATTGACGATGTGCTCTTTTTGTATATAGTGCTTGTAGTCGGCGATTACGAGTTCAATGCTGCTAATATTGGTGTCTTTCAGTTTTTCCTCTTGAGAAACACAACGTTCAGACTGCTGTGTTTCACTACCCAAGTTTTTCGAACCTACCATATTTTTGTCGCAGACTTGGATAGACACCCTATAATCACCCCCAAAATTTAAGCTATCTGCTATAAACCGCTGTTTCGCCGCCGCAGCCCTCGCCAAGTCCTCTACATCGCTAAAACGGAGGCCACAACCATGATTCTGGCATTTATACCGCTGAATTCGGACGCCATAGCGGACATCTGAACCATTACGGTCAACCTTTGCACTTTTGCATTTAGGGCAGAGTTGGAGCTTTGAGAGTGGAGCGTCGGCGGCTATGGTAGTAACCGACTTGCCACTGTAATCTGAACCGACTTCTAAAAGAGACCCGGCAAGCTCACACTTTTCCCTCCCCAACTCCGCCATCTAAGCAGAAACCTCCTTAGTTTCAAATCTACGAATTAACTTCCGTTGTCGGGCAGTAATTCTGCGAATAAGACTAAGCGCTATATTCAGGTGCTGAGATGCTTTATCAATTTGAGCCTCAAGCTTCCAAAGACAAGGTTCATCATCGATTGGCTCATAAAAACGGCAGCCCACGCACTGTCCTTTTTTAGTACGCCTAACGGGGTCAACTTCGCGTCTTTTTGGCTTTAGCCTTTCAGTTTTACTACTCATGCGCCAACCTCCGGAGCGAACTCAAAAAGCTGGCTTTGCAACGGGTCTTTAGGCATCGTCGTATCGGGTAGCGTCAGCATGTTAAGCTGAGCAATCGACATATCCGCAGGCATCTCAATCATAGCCATAGGAACATCTTTTCTACCCATCATAATTAGCCTGTGTCTAGTCTGTGGGACACCATAATCCGCGAAATTGATGACTTTCCAAGTTAGCTGATAGATTGTTGTCGATTCATGCTGCAGGAAAAACGTCATCTCACGGAATTCTTTACTATGCTCGGTCGGCGGAACATTCTCCATCAAAATAAACTCGGGACGCAGATACTCGATGGCAAGTGCAGCATACATCGTCAAGTTGCGCAACATACGCACCCTTGGTTTTAGATTACCCTTTTCATCCCACTTTTTAGTGTTTATTGAGGAAAAACCTTGACAAGGCGGACTGAACCAAACAAGCGAAGGCTCAAGGTCATCCCGTAAAGGCAAATATCGAATATCTGCCATAACTGCGTTTCCCAAATTAAACTGATATGTCTTAAGGACCCTTCTATCTAAGTCGATACCGCAAAGATGACGGAACTCCCCCAACTCCAAAATCCCACAACTCGCACCACCACAACCACAGAACAGATCAACAAAAGTAGGCGCATCAGCAGGCAGTTTAGCTTGTTGTGTCTCTACAATCGCCCGATGCGGAGACTTCTCGCAGTCAAAATCAGCCTTTTTCTTCATCGACAAGCCTCCGTTTTTGTCCGCTCTACCCATTTCCGCCGCTCGGCTGAATCGCCCTCCACATGTCCAGCGCAGAAAACGCAGAACAGCACACCATCCACAACTTTACCGGGCAAGCCACCAACAGCAGGCAAAAGAGCATCAAAACATCGAGGACAAAACGGGGTTTCCTGTCCAGCCCTCAAAGCGGATGCCCTCCTCTCTCCCCATGGCCTACGCCACGGCATAAACGGCAATACTCCGCACAGCTCTGCATGCGGTCGTCATGACTGAAATCGCTGCCGCAGACAAAATCACGTTTACGCTTAGACGAACTCTTACAGACATCAGCTTTTTGACAGCTTACTTTTAAATAGCCTGGAAGTTTAATGACAGCCTTCGACTGGTCTTTTGTAAAATCAATGCTAAAAGGCATGACTTAGACGCCTCCTTTTTCTGTATCCAACACAAGAACCTCCGCCGTGAGTACATGCATAATTATGCAAGTCATACCGTGGACAAGCTGGAGTCGTAGTGCTGGGTGTGGCAAAACGGCAAAAATGAATCGTGCCCTCACAGGGCACAAGCGGACCTTTGGGCGACTGAGCAATCAGGGGACGGTTACAGTTAGCGCAGTCATAATTCCACTTTGCACACGGCGGCAAAGTCTTAGACATTAGTCCTCAGCCTCCGCCTTTTTAGACCCAAAATAGAACAGTACCCAACCGACCGCAGCAACAAACAAAAGAAACGGCAGCAACAGCAACCTAACCCAAAGCCGCTTCCTATGTTTTCTAAATGCCAGTTTGCGGCTGCTCTGAGTCGAAGCAACCGCTCCTTTTTCTCGGCGTGCACTGGAGCCGTCTTGCGCAGACTCAGGTTTGGCAATGCACGTTGACATACTTCGAACGGGTCCTTTTCGCTGAGTGGCTAACCGAGCATTGAAGGTCAACTCATTACTTGCTCTAGGATGCTTTGTACCCGCATTTCCCAGACCACTAAGCCCATTCTTCATGCCGTGATGTTGGCTAACTGGCAAGCCGTCACTACAAATCACGTTGAAACCTCCACGGTTGTTTTAGCGAATAAAAGGGGATTTGGCATGTACAAGCCCGCGGAGGCGGACACAATCTTGGGCACACCATCCGCATAGTAGGTTGGACAAGCGGTTTCGTTAACTCGCCTATCCCACCACCGCTTCTCGTGATGCGGATGCGGCCAGCAACCACAACTACGTCTAAGTGCTATGCGACTTTCAATTTCCTTAAAAATCTGAGAAAGATGAATCGGCTGACTAGGCATGCCCATTTTAGCGAGCAACTCAGCCTTTTCGCGATATAAGCTAAAAATAACTTCGCGAATAAGTTGCCTACTCTCAATAAGCTCTCTGCCCTCAGCGGGGCGAGCCTGCGCCTGCCAACCAGCCGTCTTGAAAGTTCGCTCAGCCATACTTGCTTACTCCATCAGCTTGGTTTGGCTACTTTTGTTCAGTTGAATGGGAACTTCGCAGTCCTCAGGATACTTGTCAAAGAGCACATCACTGCCGTCACTGATGGTTAACGTGTACTTTTTCTTGCTATCCTGCAGCTTCACTTTGAAAACTTCAACTATATTGCCTTCCTTGTCTTTGCGCTTGCTAACAGAACTGCCCACATACTCCAAAACTACCTCTTCAGACATGCCTATTCACCTCCAGCTTTCGGGTCTTTGTCAAGGAAAACCTTCATCTCGCCGTGCCGACTGCAAACAAGCGTCTTTTTGCCGTCTTTCTCTCTCACAGTGAGTTTTCCGCCGCAGATAGGGCACCAAACCGCTTTCAGCAAGGCATCATAAGACCCGGTACTAGCTTGTTCGCTGGGTACTGCTTGCGTCTGGGAGTTCTGGGGGACGAAGGGAGAGCATGAAAAAGGTGTAGGTCGTGGCTTGTTTTCCCCAGAGACAGAAATATGTCTGCCAAGTCTATTCCCCGCAAGCAAGTTACTCCGCCTCCAACGCTATCTTTTTTCGGGTTTTTCGGCGGTTTTTGTCCGCATTGATGATTAATTGTTCCGCTTCGTTACTGACGCTTCGGTTATCCTCTTTGGCTAAAAGCTCAATTTTTCCGTAGACCTCTTCGGTTACGGTTATATTTTTGTATCCTGGAACTGGCATTATTTACCCACCTCTTACCTCATTTTACAGTAGTTATATACTCCATTTCAAGCGCTCAACATATAAATTTTACTGTAGATTACAGTAGTTATATATCCATACCCCAAATATGCTGCAATACTCCACACAACTTATATATCACCCTCCCCACTTACTGTAATTTACAGTAAAATTTAAGAAAATCAATGCAGAAAGGATAGACCTACAAATTGCCGCCGAAAAATTATCGAAACTTCACAGTAAGGAAAGAAGCCTACGACATCCTGATGAGAGACTACAAGGAACAATCCAAGGAGTGGCTTGTCCGCCATGGCATAAGCAGCTTCAACGGTTACGTGATATATCGGCTAAACGAGCTGGCAGAAGACACTCTGAAACGAAAGAGTCAACAGACGCAGCCCCAACAGAATCAGCCGCCTCCTTAAGCTTAACGTATAGTTCTTCAGGTATCAAAAGCTCAAAAATAACAGACGAGACTTGCCTGACTTCAATTTTTTCTCCATCCATACAGATCCACCTTCCAAATATTAAAAAAAATAATAATACTCTTTCAAATTAAAAACTAAGTATCAGACCTAACAGAAATAATACTGTTCAACAAACAGACACTTACTGAGCAACCTTGACAAACTGGGCAACCACGGCATCGCATTTTGGACAGTGCACATGATGACCGTAAGGATAGCCCTCTCCGCCACTGATATTAGCGCCTTTTTTGGGGAACGTAAAACCGCATTTTTTGCACTTATAGTCGCTTCCCAACCGACCAAGCTCCGTTCTATAGATATTCCGATTCGCCTTTAAGCTTTATCCGTTTTCCATGACAAAAGCTTATAACTACTGTAAATTACAGTAAGAAATAGCGAAAAAGAAAGCGCGAACGAGCGAGAAAAACTAAGCGCTCTAGACTCGCGAAAACTCTAGAAGTTCTAGACGAGTAAGCGAGTAGTTTCGAGTAAGCGTCTCACGTCTAAAGTTTACTTTTTCTCGCGAAGACTTCGCGAGCTTATCTAGACGCCTAGAAAAAGACGAAAGATAGACTAATTCTCGCTTGAAAGAGCTAACCTACTTATCCTTTTTCAGCCCCAGCCAGCACGCCTGACTGAGGGAAAAGCACAAAGAGGTAAAAAATATGTTTGAAGGCTCAGAATATTTGGAAACCAAACAGCTACCGCTCAAGGAAATCGCCAAAAGAGCGAAAGCGGAAATTCTCGAAAAATACCCAGAAATTAAAGTCAGCGTAAGAACCAGAGACTACAACGCCATAGACGTCGAAATAACCGCAATCCCCAAAGACTTCCAACCCCTCAAAAGAGTAAAACTAGACCAAAACCTACCATACACAACAATCAACCATTCAGACGCAGGCCAGCAGCTCCTAAACGACATCGAAAACATCCTAGACGTATACAACCGAAAAGATATCGAGATAGAAACCGACTACTGCAACGTCCGATTCTTCACCTACGTTAGATACAGTTTTCAAATCAGCCAAGAGGCCCAGAAACTACTCGCCTAGGAGGTGAAAAAGACGTCAGACATCATTACCCTAACCGAAGAGCAAGCCGCACCGTTCCGCGCCATGATAACCAAGCATCTATGCTGCGACAGCCGCCACAAACCCGCATTTAGCGAAATAAAACTAACCTATGAACCCATCCAAGCGTATCCACATGACGGCGGCTGGAAAGTCAAAGGTTTACCGGGTCTCTGGTGGCTATACATCGTCTGCCCCGAATGCGAATATGAATGGGCAATCTGGAAGCTCGGCGTACCCAGAGACTTCGACCCCACAAACTAACAGGAGGCGAAAAACATGGCAAAAACTCAACAGAAAAATCCGCCAGTCTGCCCAGACTGCGGCGAACCTCTAAAAAGCGTCATCTGGGAAGTTGACCCCGACCACTACGAGTTTAAAAACGGCTCCTATACTCTCAAGACAGAAGGCGGCGGCGTCACAAGATGCCCCCACTGCGAAGCCGACTTAAGCGATTTATTCCCCGAGGGACCCGTAAATTATGCGTAAATCCAAAGGCAAATTCTGGCCTGCAGTCCGCGAGCAAATCTGGCAAAAAGCCGAGGAACTATTCATGCAAGAGCAAGTACGGACCATGGATTGCGACATAAAGCCCGAACGTAATGAACTCAGAGAAGGCGGCTACTTTCACACAGCCAAACTAATCGTGCTTAGAAAGCTCCAAAGAGAAACACTAACAGAGGAATAGAATGTACTGCGAAAAATGTCAGATTCAAATGAAAACGCATCTACTTAATGCCTACAAAACTGAATACTACTGCTCAAAATGCAAAACACGTAGAATAGTAGAGACATAACCATGTTATTCAAACCAAAGCTTTTAGTCAAAATCCTAAGCGGACAGAAAACCCAAACACGCCGCACAGGTACCAAACAATACACAGTCGGAAGTACCCAGCCAGTCAGCAGCGGCTACACCAAACCTGCGGGCTACATAAAAATCCTCAAAAAATACCGCCAACCCCTATGTTGCATAAGCGAAAAAGAAGCCAGAAAAGAAGGCTACAACAGTATAGAAGAATTCCGCCAAGCATGGCTAGAAATAAACGGTAACTACAACCCCGACCAAATAGTAACAGTTTACGAGTTCAAGATAGTTAAGAAGCCGCAGCCATAGGCAACGACGCTTTTCGCTTCTGATAGATACTGTACGCCTTCATAAGCAGCACCGTGACGACCGAGGGCGCCAACGCCGTTATTGTTGGTTCACCTGCGAAGCCAATACTAACCATAGCCGCTAACTGCACACCCAAAGTTGTAAGGAATTTTTTAGCATTAAAGGGTTCCCCGCTAGACGTCTTGCCCAACGTTGCATACATCAGTGTGATAACGATTGAAACCACATAGGGAAAGTAAGGACCTAATAGAACCTGCAAATCCATGCACATTCACCTCCTAACCACTCGCGGTTAATATGACCGTAAAGCCGAAGCTTGTAATGCCTTGAATTGAGCTATTCACTTGCAATGTCAGAGCAGCCGCAACTACTTCATTGGGCTTAATGCTGTAGCCTTCACGGTCCCAACTGAGCGTCAGATAACTAGCCGCTTGAGTTGGCAGCCAATCGGCAGTAGACATCGAGAGAACGGCGTTTGATGTGGACGTGCTTTTCAGGTAGCAAGTTACCGTTTTAGTTTGACCTGGGCTGAGAGTAGCCCAGTTAAGATTTGAAAGCTCACTTGTACATGCTGGGTCACTGTAGACTTTGAGGTTTAGGGCGTAGATGTTGCCAACGGCTGGGATGCGGACCTGAACTGTGAGAATACCATAGGTAGTTATGGCTAAAGCGCCCATGAGGACGACAAGCGCCAGAACTGCCAAAACAAGTTTACCTTCCATTCAAATCACCTCTTGCCTGCCCATAATCCTGAGTTTTGAGAATTCGCTTGGACAGGATTTAGGCGACGCCTAGCCATACGGCGCCAACCGCGAAGGGTCCGCTCATTAATTACCAAGCCAAAGCGCCGTTTTAACTCGGCGAGCGTCTCATCACGACTATGCGATTCAGAGTAAGCAATCGCAAAAGCAACCAAACTACGCTTATGCTTAGAGCACAAATTGACTAAGCGATTATCCAAAAAGACAACTCCGCAGCATCGGCACCGATAACTCCGCTCAGTTTTGGTTCGGCTCTCAAAAGCCACGCTTTGACTGTTGCATTTAGGGCATTTGAGGACATCTGGATCGTCAACCGAGGGTAACGGTTGCTGAATGGGCGAGTCAAGGGAGTCGCCTGCGTAAGTGGCAGAGTTTAGGCGGCAAAGACGGTAGAGACCGAAAAAGGCTTCACTGAAAAACACGTCTTCCCCGATGGTTGGTGTAAGAAAGCCATTGTTTGCATAGAGGACCTCACCTTGTAGAACGCCAACTTCAGGATAATTTGCACTGGCAATAATCTCGCCCTCTTCACGAGCGAAATGCGCTTCATCAAAAATCTTATCCACTAAATCTAAGAAGCGCTGAGGAATTTCCACAGTCTCATTTTTACCTAAGTCCCGAACGCTAACCGCGTACATGCGAACCCTCTCCCTGCCAACGCCAAGAAGCCTTCGGCGACTCCATATTTTTCGGATGTTTTTTGCCAAGTTGCTGCTCAAGAAACACCGCATCAGCTACCCGTTCTTGACCGCGAACCTCCATAGTTTTGAGACGCAACACAGTGCCCGGATTGCTGAAACCCGCGGTATCTTGGGCTACTCGCCTTCGCTTACGAGCACGCTCTAAAAGTTCAACTCGGTGCGTGCGGAAATACTCCTCTACCTGGTCTTTGTGCGCTTCCTTCCAAGCCAATTTAGAGCAGTAATCCGAGCAATAGATAGGCAACGGGCCGTCTTGGGTAGGTTGAAAAACGGCGCCGCAACGCTTACACTTCTGGGGCACCCGAATCTTGGGCACATAATGCTCTTTGCGGTATCTGAGTTTACGGTCCTGATTCCGCTGATAATGATGGGCTTGACGGCATTTCTCGCTACAGCAGGGTTCTCCCTTGAGTTTCCGCTTAGGAGTAAAAATCTTGTGGCAGATAACGCATTCTAGCGGCTGGACTTTGAATTTGTGAGCTACATTGTAGGCTTTGTTGTTGCATTTTTGGCTACAACATTTCTGATTCGGATGTCGGACGTCAGGAATAAACGGCTGATGACAAACGCTGCACTCTTTGAATCTATCGGCACTCGGTAGAACATCAGTTGCATCTTGCAAAACCAAAACACTCATGACTTGGCACCGCGCATTTTCCCCATTTCTTCTTTGAGCATAGCTAACTCTGTTTCTAGGCGTCTTACGTCAGCGCTAAGCTCCAAGACGAGGTAGGCTGCAGCTTCATACTGAGCGCTGAGATTAACGAGGTAGCGGTCTTCCCATTCTTTACGGTGTTCAGGGCAAGGCTGCGGAGCTGATTTGCCGCATATACAGATGATATTTTTGCCTGTTTTGTCTTTGAGGTCATAGGGCATGTGGCGCCAAGACTTGGTCGTTTCATGGGTTAGAACTTCCTCGGCTGCTTCTCTGGTTTGGATTGCCCGCTCAACTGGTGTGTCGCTAAGTGCTCTTTCACAGGCAAAACCGCTCTGTGCCTTATTCCATAAACTGTTAGTAGCCACAACATTCCAATAGGTCGTAGTGTTGCCGACTTGCCCTGAGTTGGCGCCGCCAGACGGGTAGAGGTTCGCATGTCCGCTTTCATGCGCTGCAGGAGTATACCTACCATTCGGGTTGACGTACATGGGATAGTTGCCCGTGCCCTGCGCTTCCAGGACATAACCCGACGTGTCACGAGGCATCGACCACATCAAAACTCTGCCATCAGTGCCAACGACTTCCCAACCTGCCACGAAAATCTTATCTTTAAAATGTCCTTCTTTGAAACGGAATGTTCCGTTGCCCAGTTGGTCGCTGCCGTCAGTGTTAGGGCGAATCAAATGGTTAACTGAAGAGTTTAAAATCAAGTCCCCTGCGTAGGCGGCTACGAAAAAGTTTGACCCATCATGACCAACAGCAGCCTTGAGTGTTCCATCCCAAAAGTTTGCGACAGCATAGTTTTCGTCAAGCTCCACATATCTGGTGCCGCGGACTAAGCTCTGGTGAGTGTGCGCTGCTGGAACATAGCGCCCATTCGGGTTAACATACATTGGATAGTTGCCTGCACCTTGGGCTTCCAAGACGTAGCCTGAAGTGTCTCGGGGCATGGACCACATTTTTACTCGGCCGTCATCACCGATAGCTTCCCAACCTGCAACAAAAATCTTGTTTTTAACATGCACTTCATCCCAGCGAAAAGCCCCATTACCAAGCTTATCACTACCATCACTATTAGGCCGAATGAGATGATTAAGCGCCGAATTCAAAATCAAATCCCCAGTATAAGCTGCAAGAAAAGTGTTAGCGCCATCATGCCCAAAAGCTGCCTTGTGACTACGGCTAGTCATAAGATTCAGAACAGGAGACGTTTTGTCGATTTCCACATTACTGTTAAAATAGCTACTTGCAGTTCCGCCACCGCCGCCTCCGCCAGAAGACACGGGAACACCCCGTTTGCCAAGCTTGGTTCGACTAAGTTTTTCAACGTTCGGTGTGTGAGTGCGCAGGCCATACAGATAATCAGCTAGGTGCGGCGGCTCCTTGCCAAGGTCTAACGTAAGTTCCAGCTTTGTCGGGTCCTCTTTTGGCACCCGATACTCCGCCCACTCCACCCTAAACTGACTATTGACGCCTTCTGTGGGAAGTTGCACGGACACTTTATCGCCTGCCAGAATCGGCGACACTCCGTAATCTAAAACCGTGCTAATTATATGCAAGTGTTCAGCGGGGTCTTTGAGATACGCTAACAAAGCAGCCGCTCGGCGCTGACATTCGCCGTCACTCCAAAGTTCCTCATCAACCTCAACGTACTCTCTTAATCCGTAGGCTGCTTGACTGGCTGCGTTCTCGGCGATGCCGTAGTATCGGCGACCACCGATGTAGAGTTGATGAATCCAAAAGCTGCCAGTTCCTACACCAGGATAATAGAAGGTGATGCGAACGCACAGAATTTGTGTCCAGTCAAAGCCGTCTTGCACCCAATTCCACTGATTCTTATACGCAGAACCGACACCAGTTTCAAAGTTGTGCCAAGAACCGTCAGGACTAACAGACAGTTCTTTTGAGGCAGTTTTGTAATTATTATCATAGAGGATTATTTGGCCTGTTCCGCTAAAGGTATCCTGCGCCTTCAAAGACACCGCCAAAATCGGATACTGCTCGCAGTTTAGTAAGTAACCAGTGTTTAGAGTAAAATTGGCGCTGCCATAATAGTTGTTGGGTGCATATAGCTTGATGCAGGCGCCGCCGTCCGGTGCCCCTGCAGCGTCAACGCTTACCGTTCCAGCGCTAGCCGTCCAAGTGCCCTCGGAAGGTGTTAGACTGCGAGTCCAAGCAACCTTATTGCTGGGTAAACTCTTGTCAGCTAAGCCCCAAACGATAATTTTGTTTCTAACACGTGTAATGTCCTTCTCGTATTCTGCAGTTGTATCAATGTTTTCGGTGATTACGGTCGAGTTGGTTTTTGATAGCTTGGGGAAAAACTCGAATTTACCGTCAGGAGCTACACGAAAATCAAAACCTATAGCGCCTGATTTATCGGCTGATTCTGCAACGTACTTGAGTATGTCCCAGACGGGCGAGTCCTCGTACTCCAACTCAGTATAAGTTGTGTCCGTGTTCTCGACAAGCTCTGTGCTACCACGCACATGACTAAGACCTGCATAGTAATCCATCAGGTCCTTAACAATTTCCTCGCCCTTCATGCCCGAATAGGTCGCCGTAACAACTCGGCGAAACAGCCGTTCACCCCAGCAGCGCCCAGAAACAGTAAGGTAGCTTTCCGTCGGCGAACTTTTGTAACTGATTTTTTCAACTCGCAACGTCAAAAGCAACGGACAATTCGGCATCCGCCCCAAGCTAATCGAGCCATCCATACCCACAGTTATGGGCGTTGCCCCGCCCGGACTATACTTGCCGTTATGATTGTGCAATGTGACATCGTAGCTGCTGACTTCTTTACTACACCCTAAATGAACTAAGAGTTCAACGACATCGGCTTGCGGAGGAGTAACAGCGCCGAAAACAAGAGCGATACTTGGGGCAGCGGTTGACATTTACTCAATTCCCCGCCTTGCAAGCTCAGCGTCCCCAGCACGAGTAATACCCTTAACTCGGGTCGGCGTCTCAGCAGCGGTTGCATTAAAGTTCTGCACGCTAGCCGTCGCCGTATTCATGCTTGAGGCGAAGGCATACATAGCCACCGCGGCAGCCGCAATCACAGCGATTCCCACACCCGTTAACGCCAAAAAGGTCGCGTAACTAATGTTTAGGGCGTTCTGAACAGCCGTTGCAAACGCGCACGCTGCGGCATACACTTTTTGAGCTACGGCTAGCCCTGTAGATGTACGCAGGAACATGCCCATGACTGAGACAAGCATCATAGTGCCATTGACAACTTTGGCTTGCTCATCGTTAAGAATCCCAAATTGATTCGCCATATACCCGATGGCCGTGCCTGCAGCACCTATTCCCGCAAGCGCAGAACCAAAACTCTTGATGCGTGCCGTCATAAGCTGAGCATCAGTTTGAATGCGATTAAACTCGCTACTTGCTCGGTTGATTGCCCGAATAGACATAGTAATTTCTCGAAAACTCACAATCCAGCCTCCATTTTTGCCTGTTCAATAGCGCCTATAATGTTCATTTCAAGCTCTGGAAGAAACTCTTGAATTGCAGGATACAGAAACGGTTGAGCGGACATATAGCGGGTACCGAACTCCACAAAATAACTGTACGCTGCCGACGCCCCAATTTCTGCAACCCACTCTTGAACCATAGCGTAAATAGTGCTTTGAAGATAACCCGTGCGCACAGGCGCTCTACGTTTCGCTTCAGCCGCCACCCGCTGCGCCCAATCATACAGCCATTTGCGGACCTGTTCCTGCAAAGACTTGTCTAGACGCTGCATCGCCGCTACGAATTCATCCACGCCTTGAACATCAAAGGTTACCTCGACGGCCATTTCCTTTTCTCCTGTTCAGCTTTTTTAGCTTCATCCTCTGCCATCTCATCCAAAGTCCGCAGGATAGTTGAGAACTCTACGATTGTCTGTCTGCTTGTGGCGTTGTACTCGGCTTCTGTCCATCCGAACCGCTCACACATGACGAACTTTGTAAGTCTGGGGTTTGGCTGCTTTCGTCGGATGGAGAGGATAAAAAACGCTGCTCGTCCATCTCGATGCCGTTGATGCGGTCGTACACTTCCTGCAGTTTCAATGAAAGGCCATAGGGGAGACGCCCCTGAACTATGAGGTCCTTATAGAGAGGTTTAGAGGCAGGCTGGCTGACAAGCGCCAAAAACAGGCATTCCCGGTTGACTTTGAGAATGTCCTGTTTAGGAACCTTACCTGCTGCATCCATGTAACTAACGAGCACTCGCTCGTATTCTCCCTGGGTAATTTGGCGGAATTCATAGTCACCTACAAATTGCTCGCCGAAACGGTTGTCAATTTTTACTTTTGCTGTTTCCATTTTTATTTCACCGTTAACTTGAAGCTATACTGAGCGGACCTTTTGCGTCAAACTGCGCCCTCACCGCGATTAAGTCATCAAGCCACTTCTCGTGAGTAATACTGCTCCATTTGGCCGCATCCATCTGAGCGTAAGCGGTGCCGCCAAGCCCAAACCTGATGTTAAACTCTGTGTCGGCGAGGGCATTGTCCATCTCTGTTTTGCTTTCAAACTCGAAACGGACTTCCCCGCTAAGCTGCCGATTGCCAAAAGGAATGTACTTGGCTAGATGGCCGTTAGTGCTTCGGATAACGGGCACTTGTTTGGGATTGTTGTTTACGTCAAATTTCCAGCCTACAACTCGGTCATTAGGGGAGCCGCCAATGGTGACATCCGTTTCGTTGAATCCAACCGCTCCCGCATAATCAGTGTAGGTGGCGCCGCTGAGCTTTGCCGTGCCCGTAGTGACATTCTGCCCCACCATTTCGAGGCTAGCTTTAAGAACATCGTCAATTTCACAGCTAACGCTTGCCTTGCCAATGCGCATGTAGGTGTATAGCAGCGAGAGAATGTCCGTTGCCTCTGCCCAAGAGCCTTTATAATACAAAACTTGAACGCTTAACGTCTTATCAAGGTCAATTTTTGCATATTGCAACAGGTCGATGGGTGCAGCCGAGGGCACGATATAGGAAACTTTGAGTGAGGGCACGCGAGTACCTTTTTTGATGGTAAAGAGGTCATAGTTTCCGCCGCTTCGCAGTAGAAGATTACTTGGGTTAAAGCTGGGGTTAACTGATTCATGCGGAACGCCGAGCATCGCTGGGCTGGTTGGCGTTGTGCCTTTTACGGTTTCAACAACGTAGTAGATACGTTCTTGGTCGATACTATAGGTTTCAACCATTCTTTTCCATACTCCATTACCCTGAAATATCCTCGAAAGCCCAACCCTTCAAAACAAACTCAGTTTTGAAGAGAAACGGCTTAACCTCAACGATGTCTATGGGCTTGTAGCTTACGACATCGCAGTTAGTAATTCCGCGAACCTGAACGGTCAACTGCACATAGTCGCAGTAGACCACGGCGGGTGTTACCCCGTTGCTGGGATTAGTGGTTCGGGCAATCATCCAAACATACCCGTCAGAGTCGATGCAGTCCGTCCAGTTCGCCGAAATCGTAATTGTCAGGGTTTCATCCGTTCCCGCGGTTCCATACTGCGCATACTGCCAAGCACCAGCAACATGGTTCCAAACCTTGACGGTCACCCCGTTGCCACTGGGAGCGGTGCCGTAGCCTTCGAAGCTCAGTACCAAAGATTTGACGCATTGCTCTCTAGGCCCAATCTTGAAGCGGAAAAGCATCAAGCCGTACTGATTATTGACAGCTACGCTCTTGGAGTAGCGGACATCGTCACTGTACCAAATGCCTTGATAATCCGCGGTTGAAAGCTCAGCCCAACCCGCAGTAGACGGCGCCAACTCAGAGGCGGCACCTGCAGCATACGCCTTATGCGGGTCACCCGATGGGTAGCCGAGCCCAGCAAAATTATAAGCCGTCTGATACGGCAAAGTTCGGTTCTCGCGAATAATCGCCTTAATCTGCTCAGTAATTTTGTTCCGCATGACTCTGCCCGTATCAGCTCCGGGAGCAACCTTGTCGATTGTATGCACGGTGCACTTGAAGAAATGCACTTGACGCCTTTTGCTGCCAGATAGGTTTAGTTTCTGGTCTTGAACGCCCAACACAGGGTCAACTTGGAGAGTAATTTGGGCGTCATACTCCTTTAGCAACAATTCACGGTCAAACGCTGCCTCCGAAGCCAACAATTTGGCAGCCTCGCCGTTGTCTTTGGTAACTCGAATACGGCTATTAATCAGCCTTAGCAAGGTAGCTACGGGGTCTTCTAACTCACTCAACTCGTAAGCAACCTCCTTGCTATACTCTTGAAATAGAGCCGCTGATTACCCAAAGTGAACGGCGTTACTGTCTGGACCTCGTAGTCCTCGCCCTGACGCCGTATCTTATCATGACTACGCACGGGCAGAAACGTATAGAACGCCAAATAATCATTCAGATAGTACCCAGGCTCAATGAGCACCTGTTCAGCTTTAAGCTGAGAAACCACAGCAAGCAGTTCAAGAGGGTCGCCGTAATCAACGGTTTCCACAGCCTGCCGCACTGAATAAAGCAAAACCGCTTCACCCTTGCTCTTCAGTATCTTTGTGAACTGCGTTGACGGTTCCTCGTAGTTAAGAAACATTCGAGCGATCCAGCTTACATTCGCCATAGCTTTGGCAGGCGTAATTGGACTATAGTCGGTAAATAGTGGCCCCCAATCCATGAATTCATCGGCGTACTCCTCGACAATATCGTGGGCAAGCTTGTAGCCTGGAGGGTCACGGTCTCTTCGGATTTTCCACAAAATCCCAACGGTTACGCCGTCATAGTAGCTGCAGGCGGGAAAACGGCTAATCACGTCTATATAGCCAGGCCAGCAGACATCAGGAATGTAGGCGGGATACTGGCCGCTTGCCTTGATGCTCTGCACGGCGTTATAGACACGTTGGCAGCTAGCTGTCCAGCCTTCATAAGTGTACAAGCCAAGCAATGCGAAGCTTATCGGGTCATCATAAATCTCGGTGTTGTTCAAGCCCACGCGGTGCCAAGCGCCATCCCCAGAGGGCAACGGATAGAAATAGAGCCAAAGCCCTTCCAAGCCGTCCCGAAGGAAAGCAACCGCGTCACTCATCACGGTGTTGTAGGTTGCGGCGTTAGCGGTGTCGTAGGTGTCGGCGAGCATCTTTAAGCCTATGAGGCAGTAGAGGTTCTCGACGTACATCGATGCCTCCCAGCCATCGGTTATAGTAACGTAGGAGGCAAAGCCGCCATAGTAGGCGTCATGCAAACCCAAAACCATAGGTAACCGCTGCATGTTGTAGAGGAATGGGTAGCCCGCCAGCTTCGCAGCGTCCAAGTAAGCAGCCGTTGACGTCACGGCGTAAGCCTTCAGCAATGCGGGAATAGCTCTGCCCGCGTCAATGCTCCAATAGTCAGTCGCCGACTCCCCGCTTTTGAAGCCGCCATACGCAGTCCTTGCTAAGTCGGTACATTGCTGGGTTAGCAGCCAGTCGGCTAACTCTACAATTTTGGCGAGAATATCCGCTTGCACCGTGGAAAACTGTGGCGCCGAGTAGGCTTCACAGAGAAACTCTATGGCGAAAGCAGCGGCAAAAGTGCCCCGACCAAAAGCAGGGTCAGGGCCCTCCATTACCCCATTCTTTGCAACAAAATAGCTATTGGCTAGATTGTTCTTGAGAGTTACAACGTTACCGAGGACGCTTTCAACTTCGCCCCACTCGCTATGAGCAGAATCCTTGATTTCAACAGGAAAATCCGCTTGAAACTTCGAACCATCCGCAACAGTGACGTTTCTCTGCCCAGCAGCCGCATCCGCAGCCAAGCTAGTGGGAACTACATAGTAGTAGGGCGCATAGTGCATCACAAACTGAAAATAGGCGTCGGGAACGGTGCCCATGGGGCTAAGCCCTCCCAATGTAGGGCGTCTTGAGCTTGTCTAGTAGGCGGGAGAATTCGCCCTGAAGGACATCGAGGCTTGGCAGTCTCGAAGATGTACTAGCGTTGAGGTCGCCTACGCTAAAGTTCAACCCGACGGCTGAGCCGCCCGTCAAAAAGCAGAGCGCATAGATAGCAGCCAGAACCGTGATGGCTTCTTTTTGGGCATCAGTGCAGTTAATGGAGTCGATGGTAGCAGAGATTTCAAGCCCGACTGTGACGGCTGCCCGCTTAATCATTTTAAGGACTTTAGCGTCTGGAATATCTGAATCCTCAACATTAAGCACATCTCGAACATCCTCGGCAGTCACACTAGCCAAAGCAAACTAGGCCTCAAACGCTTTGGTTCTCAAGTTACGGAACCAACCGTATAAAAGACTTAACTTATAACATAGAGGCTTCAAGTGCGAGTAATATCCTGCAATTGACCGCTTACATCCCAAGTTAGGCTAAGAGTGAAAAGCAGTTCTGCACCGTCATAGGCTCGGATTGCACTAACTGTCCCGTCTAGGTTCCAAGAAAAAGCCATTTTCGTAATCTTTTTCCCCGGTGGCGGAGCTGTCAAATCTCTTAAGGCACTATGAATCGCCCTAAAGCCATCTTCATATCTGCCATACGCCACTTCACCCATCTACAGGAAACCTCCCATAGAAACCGCCCTCATTAGCAGGCAAGAGCAGTTAGGATGAACAGAAGCCGCTATCGTATTCTCGTCTATGATTGTATGATACGGGAAAGCACTGCGTAGCTCCGTACCCGAATAAATATCGCCCTCATAGTCCGCGCAGTCAACGCACATATTTGGGTGACCGCTCGAAAGGAAAACCCACTCGTCATCTTCACTATAGAAAGTTAAGCCGCGCAACCCAACAGGAATACGTCTTTTGGCTTCACCCACCATCTGAACAGCAGCGACAGCCTCAACTATCCCCAGCAGACTCAACTTTTAGCAGGCTCCCTATTCTTCCCCAAATCAACAACAAGATACCTACCCGCGCCTTTCCTTCCATGCAAACCCTCAAGGCTATCTATCGGCTGTTGCCCCGCCGCTGTGGTTTGCTTTTGCTCCCATAGCTCCCAGCCAAACTTAACGGCGTTCTTACGGAACTCCTCTGCACGAATTAATCCGCTTTCTGCCGCTTTGATGAGGTCGGCTGGATTAAGTTCTGGCGTTTCGGGGCTGCCATAATTCAGCCGAACCTTAGCCTTAAGGGGGTCAAGCCCAGCCTGAGTAACGACAGACGCAAAGATTTCCCGTTCCACTTGCCGCTTGACATAGCGTTGAACGGGTTTAATGAGCATATCCTGCAGGTCGAGGGCTGCCCTTGCCGATGCTTCGGTGAAGCCAGGAGTGCTAAAAAGCCGTGGTAGAGGCGTTTCGCAGCCTAAATAGAACTGGTTAATGATGTGGTCGATGTAGTAAACGAAGCCTTGCGCCCGCGGGTCAATCGTTACAGGCTTCAAATCGATTTTCTTGTTGTAGAAGAGCCAAGCGCCCTCTTCATCGCGGTTCTTGATGGCTTGCTCAAAAGACTTTACCGTTTCCTCATCGACACCCTCCAACATCGCCAAAACGTCAGGTCCCGCGTACTTCTCGAAAATCTTAGGCATAATACGCTCGATTTTGGCTTTCATCCAAGCAACAGCCGGGCGTCTATCTGAGTCAACGGTTAACGTATGCAAAAGCACCTGTAGCAAGCCAACCCCAAAACCTGAGGGAATATCGCCGTCTAGCCGCCAATGAATGACAGCTTCAGGCTTAAGCTCGTTGCTCTCTTTAACATCGCCCGTATAGATGCTTTTAAGTTGATAGCTTGTAACTTTGTAGGGCAGTTTTAGAGTAGGAACGCTGCTAAGTCCGATACGCTGCACCGCGTCAATAGGCATACGCACGGTATCCGTGAGTTTATCAGGTGTGAGTTTAAGCCAAAAATCGTTCCCACAGCCAATCAGCGGCTTAGCCATATCATTGAGTAAACCGTCCAAGTTGATGTCTTCGCAGAAATTATCAACGGCGGCTTTGGCTTCCTTTGCCTTATCATAGGTTTCGTCCACGGTAGTGTAGAAGCCCATGCCAACGGTAGAAGCGGCCAGTAAATCCACGCTTGCCTTGCAAGTGGGGTCACGCTCGTAAAGCTTCATGACATCCGCCAAAGGAATCAAGGCAGAATCAAAAAACGTTCGCTTATTAGGCGAAGCAGCTCCGCTCACGGGCTGATAACTCAGAACTTCCCGTAACTTTCCAAAGATATTCGGTGCCATCTATCTCAACTGCTCCAACTCTACTTCAACAGGTTTTTGATAACTAAAAAAGGGGATTTTGTCAGAGTGACCCGCAACGTTATTGCATACACGCATGACAAGCAAGTCACGCCTGCCGTTTCTACCATACGTGTTAGCAGCTAAATCAGGTGTGTAAGGCTCCATCTTGGCACCGCATAAGGGACAGACCTCCCAGCAATCGCAAACCATCACATCGGGATGCGCCGAATGATAGACGCGACCGCAACGGGAACATTTGCCCTCACACTCAGCCAAAGGCACCTCAACCTTAAGTTAGCGTAGTTTTGATGTTGGTCATTTTGGCAACTGCATCTGAACGCAAGACACCTAGACCGTAGCGAGTAGAAGCGCGGACACCATACTTGCCTTCCTTGACGCTCTCCCAGTCCTCGACTGTAACGTCTCGGCGCAGCAACATGACGGAAGCGACACGGGTATCAATCGCGTAAGCAGTACCGTTAGGCACCAAAGTGCTTGCTTGCACCTTCATGCCGAGTACGCTACCGATGACGCCTTGCCCGATTTCCGTCTCACTGCTAGGCAAATATTGGGCGTGAATGAACTTGTCGTCATTTAGCAACTGGTTTAGCTGTGTTTCGTTGAGCGCTAGTACTGTGGGCTTCCAGTTTTCACCTTTGACCGCGTTGTAGAGTTCAAGCAGTTTAGCCCAGCTAAAGACGGCGCCGCCGCCTGCTAAGGCTGCACCACTTGCTAAGTCGCCAGCCGCAATCGCCCCGTACATGCTAATTATGTCTTCGGTTTCTTTGATACCAAGAGCTCTGCCGACCTTCTGCACCATGTTATCCATGACGTTCCAAGTTGCGTCCTCAACGAATTCACGTGTCCATTCCTCAGAGGAATCAACCAGTTTGTCAGTGTTTATGTCGACGGTAGTGTTCTTTTTGCCGCTTAACCGAGTCATGGCACCTTCAGCATACCGGTAAGCTACGGCGTCAGCATCAAGCGGAAAACGTTCCAGAGCCTCACTTGTCGGCATAACATTTATGATGTTTCTGCCGATGAGTTCAGGATACGCCGCTTCAACCAACGTATCATGCATCTTACCCAATGCGCCCGCAGAGTCACTGAACAGGCCTTCTTTGATGCCCATAGCGGTATAGCGTTTAAAGAACGGTGACGCATTGCTTTGCTTTAGTTTCTCGTAGAGAGCTTGTTGGTCGCCCTGTTTCTGCATTACTGACTCAAACAATCTAGGCTTCATTTTAGTTCTTCTCCACTTGAATGAAGATTAAATCGTCCTCGCCATCAGCAGTTTCCAAAGCGGTGCCAAGTTTGCGATTATAGTAAACGGTGTATGTTGCTGCGCCAGCTTCGTTAACATCTTGGTCCGCCAGCTCAAGGACTTTACCGTCAGCATCTGCACCATAAACCGCATTTCCGCATGTAATGGCGCCGCCAGCGGTAACTTTAACTCTGCCTCGTCTCAGAACGGGGCATTGGTCGCCGTCGTCTGTGTCCTTCATCGCTATCCCGATACAGTTCTGAGCATCCGCAGCACCAGTAACTTTATCGTCGTCGCTTAGGTAGACAGGCTGTCCCTTGGTGATGTCAGCGTCAGCTTCAAAAGATTCAATGATTGCGTTAGGGTCGTCAGTTTCGCCGACAGCCATCCAGCTTTTGCCAGTTTTATCAGCCATCCAAAATCAATCTCCAAAAGTTTTCAGATTTCCCAAAATTCGTCTTTTGGTACTCTCTCTCACAAAGGTGAGCAAAAAAAAGACCGCTATCACGCAGAAGCACCCTTGTTCAAACGGTCCTCGATAGAACGCAGCCAAGCCGCCAACTCAGCATTATCCAAAGCGCGGCTTTTACTCTGCTCATATAAGCTCTTTTCCTTCGCCATCAAGCGACACCGTATTTCTGTTTGACCTCAAAGATTTCCTTGCGTACCTTTTGAGCCTGCAACTGATTGCCCAGCGAAAGCCTCTCCTGCATCTTAGGCAACTCTAGGCGCCCCAGCCGCTCTAGACACTCAGAAACAGGCATTAACTTAGGCGGGTCTTTAAGCAAATCCACACCGGGCACAAGCTGCTTAAGCTTCTCAACCGTGTTGTTGGCTTCGGTAAGTTTGCCCTCAGCAATCGTCAATTTGCCTTCCGCTTCAGTTAGCTTAGTCTGTAGTGCTTCGGCTGTTTTGTCGAGGTTGCAGACGGCACTCTCAATCTTGAGTTCCCCTGCAGCAGCGCAGAGTTTCTTCATGGCCGCTTTCTTTGCTTCAGCAGAAATCTCAGTTTGGTCTAACCTCGCCAGAGCATTCCGCACGTGGTCAGCATCCAAGTTACCCTCCGCGTTCTTGTACGGCAGATGCCGAAGGCTACGCGGAACCGTTTTGCCTTGTTCATCCTTCTCGCCGCCGTCCTCGACATAAGCGAAAGCATCATCTGGCAGGTTGTTGATGTATTCAGTATCCCATTCAGCTTCAACAACGCCCGCTTCTTCCAACGCCTCTTTAACGAGACTCTTTAGCTCTTCTTTTTGCATATTTTCAACTCCATTACTTTGACCCAAATCACCAGCCGAAACCGTGTAATCTGGGTGAATGCGAAGCCAATCAGCAACCGTATTCGGCTGCCACTTAGACTTAAGGAAAAGAATCTCTTGGCATCGCTCGACCGCAGGGTCAGAGCGCGTCTTAGCCATCACAGCCAAAATACCGTTTGCATGGTCGAGCCAGACGGTCCTAAAATGCTCAGCCAAAAACAGATTCGGGTCCTGAACAAAACCCAAAAAGTATTCTCCAGGCACCTCAGGCTCTAACTGCTCGTGAGCAGCACCATCTACCGCGGCTTGCGCGTTATCACCGCAAGAAGTGCAGAGACTAACCAAGTATTCACCTGGCTGCCCACAGAAAACACATTGCAGAAACTCAGGACCAAGCGGCTCCAAAATCTCCCGCATCTTAGCGGAAAGATGAAAACGCTGCTTACCCGCAGCCAAACTCTCACAGAGCCGCTCAAGAACTTGGATGTTAGTTTCGGGAATACCGGGCACCGCCACAAGCGACATCTCCGCATTATGCAAGCCATGAGGAACCTTGCCGCCTGCCGTCACATCAAGAGTCTCATAGTCAGCGCCCACGCTAACATGACGAATTAAGCCCTTGCGAATCTTAGCGGCTGTTTCCTCATCGTAGATTTCCGCCTCATAAAGCAGGTTCTGCCCATCCCACTCCGTCTTAGTAACCTTACCAACAGCGTCATTGACAGAAACATGCTCAAGATAGACAGGTGCCGCTTGAAGTTTCCCCGCAAAAGCCGCCAACTCTTCAGACGTGTACAGGTTGAAGTTACGCGACAAACCCGCAGTCATCGCCAAACCGCGAATCCGCAACGGCTTATCGGCAATCTTCTCAGTAACAGAAAAAGGCAGAATCGAAGCTACACGTTCATGAACTAACTTGCCTTCCTCATTACCTGAATTTCCAGTCAACCCAGCAACAGACCCGAAAGCTTTGTCAGCCATGGGGAAAACAGCAAGCCCGCAGCCCTGGGTGGGAGAGGTCAAGCTTACCGCTTTCCCCAGAGCTGCCTACACAAAATAACCCTATCATAAAACAGCCCTTATAAGAATTAACTTATAGCCTCAACGCCGAACCACGTACAAAAATGGCTTTTCTTCCTGCTCAAGCGGCAAACTATACCGCAAAGCATCAGTCGCATGGTCATTTTCCTTCACATCTTCCCGATACTCCAACAATTCGCTGATGAGGTTGACACAGCGTTTGCTTACAAATTGGCGGGGCTTCCCGTCACTCGCAGGCGTTAGGCGACTTCCAAGTTCCCTCAGCCCATCTTCACGTTTGAAAGTGTAGGGTTTAGCGTCTAAGCCTGCTCGGCAAAGCTTCAAAATCGACTGAGGAAAACGGGCATCACACCAAAACGTTCCCTCACCCCACGTCTCTTGCAGGTCCTTAGCTGCCTGGGCTAACTCTTCATCTGTAGTCTCCCGCTTATAGAATTCATCCACGGCGTAGGCTCTGCCGTCAGGGTCAAAACAGTTCACAACAATCGCCGAAGGCGCACTCCAACCAAAGTCAACGCCAAAGCTAACCCTATCAATCAACGCCTTATCAGTCAATTCTCGAATATGCTTTGAAGAGTCAAACGGCAAGCTACCAGCGGCGACTGTGGCGAATTTGCCGTAGATGAAGCGGTCAGCCAAGCCGCCCGTGTGAGTCCGCACAATCTCCGCTATGAATTCCTTTGGCAAGGTGGGGTTTTCAAAGATGCTCCAACGGTAAATCCGCATGTCAGGCGAATTAGTCTCAGGGTTCTCCGTGACATTATACAAGGGGCTGCCCGGTGAATCGGTTGTTGTTGTAAGCCAAATGCCCGGCTGAATCGGAACCATACAGCGGCCACTCTTACGCAGACGTCTAACCACCGTCAACCATGCAGTATCAAAGTGACGGACAAGCCGCGCCTCGTCAATATGCGCATAATCAATGTTAGGACCTTCTGCTCTCTCAGCATTCTCAAGCGAAACAAACCACCATTGACTACCGTTAAACCAATCCAACCGCATATCCTCACGACTAAAACTCGCCACGTAAGGATTCTGCGTGAACGGATAAGGGCAACCGAAGAAATCTTTGCTCTCCAACGTAGGAAAGAGTATGCGCTTCATCATCGGGTAAGACGGCTCAAAAATGAAGCCAACACTACCAGGATAATCCAGTGCCCAACGGACATCCTCAGCCAACCCAGCTTTTGTCTTGCCCGAACCCGTCCCGCAGAGGCAAGCCCTTTGGCTATAGATGCCTTTACCCGCGTGAAAAGGAAGCTGCGCAGGATGCGGACAGTACCGCAGAAAATCAAAGCCCGGCGTCAGGTTTAGTTTCTGTTGCGGCATCCTTCTCAGCCCTTTGCTCCTCGGCAAACTTGGCGTAAGCAGTCTTGATTTCAGGCGACGCCTCAAACGGCATAGACAAACTAACCGCGGACTGAATAACTTCAGGTTTTTTCTCAATCAACCCAAGTTCCTGCCCCACCTTAATCTGCTCAACAGTAATTTTTAGCGCGGTGTTTAGAGCACCAATTTTCACAAACTTGTCTTTGGCACTTAGCGGTTTTTTGTCATCGCTCTCAGTTAGAAGACCCATGGCCTCACGATTTAAGAAGTCTAACCGCGCCCGCAGAATAGACGCTAAGGCTTCGTCTTGTTCGAAAGCATGAACCCAAGTTTTCATCCTTTTATGGTCTTTGTAAATTACCCATTCACTAACATGGAACTCAGCACTTAATGTCTGCACAATAGCGCTCAGCGAGTTACCAACAGCCAATAACCTAAGCATCCTTTGGCGGCGCTTAAACAACTCAGAGTTCATAGGGTACCCCCCATTTTTGGACAAAATTGTCCAAGAAACCAAAAAACAGAAGAGTTCATGATTTAGTTACTCCTATTGTTGGAATATACTCTAGCGTAACTGTCAAGCGCTCTCTACTGTTCGCCTTAATGAGCCCCCGATTTATTCTCGTGTTGCTTCTCCCCCAACTGCCATGCCCAAAACGCTTAACCTTCCAACTCGCTAAGCCACGTGCAAGCTGAGGATTGCTGGTTACAATATAGAAAGGACGCTTAGTCTGCCGTGCATAGAGGTCCGCCATAAAATCCAGCAATCGCTTACCCACGCCAATACCTTGATAATCGGGCAGAACAACAAGCCTACTGACTCGATAATACTGAACCTTCATGTGCACATTAACTATCGCAATAAACGCAATGGGCTTATCCCCATATTTGGCGACATAACACCGCACTCCAGCGCCCAGCCTTTCCGTGTTTAGATAGTGATGTTGCCTAAACACCTGCCACATGGCAAGGTTGCACCTATGCACTGATAAGACGATTGGCGGGTGACGTCGTTTTTTTTTACACTCCTAACTTGAGTCCCAAAAGCCGTCACTTGCTCCGGCAGAGTGCCCGTGTAATCCCAGAAAACGTTAGCGTCCACATCATAAACCCAGTCAGGCTCAAGCCAATTCAGCACATCAAAGTGACAGGTCACCGCGATAAACTGCTTACCTGACTGCTTGCGGACGGCACGGCTAATCGCATAACTGCCAATTTGGGCGACGGTACGGTCAACGGTGCTTGTGAACTCATCGAAGACCGCCAAGTTTTGAGGAAGACAAAGCGCATGGGCAACGTCCACACGCATTTTCTGCCCTTGACTCAGCACCCCGTAGCTTTTCAGCCAAGACGGAGGCTCGCTGAATCCGCTACTGCATAGAGCGGTTTCGATGTCTTTGATACTAAGTTCCGCGGGGAAATCGTTGAGAAAACAGGTTTCTTTGTAGCGCTCCCGCAAATCAGCAAAGTAAGCAGTAGGCCATAGACGGCGGGCAATGCTTGTTTTCCCGCTCCCACTAGACCCGACAACTACGCCAACCTGCCATTTCAAGTTTTCAATCGGAATACTTCCGCGGATACGTTTCTCCAACTTAACATCCTTGAGGTCATAGGTGCCTTTAACGGCTTCCTCACGGAAAGAATTGCCCGCCTGCCACCTGTGCGTAAAATCAAAATCCACGACATAGCCTCCTAAAGATTAAGAATCCGCACCTTCCAACTCTTCGCCTGCAACTCCTCGAATTTGGCTTTCTGGTCGTTTTCATCCTTACATTCCACAATTAACTCGTAAGTCTCAGGGATAATGGAAACCTTCTCGTGTTCATCCCTTAACGTTTCAGGCAGCTTTTCTCCCATTGAATCAAGGAAAGATTCCAACTGCTCACGTTGCCCCAACTCGATAATCCGCTGCCACTCTGCCTCTTCAAGCTCCTTGTTATGCTTTCCCTTCAACTCGTTAGCAATCAACCGCAGACGGCGCCGCTGCACCTCCGAGACTTCCATGCGGAAAACAGGCGCCCAAAACTCTCCATGGGCAATGCAGACAGAAATCCGCTGCTCCCCATCAGCATAAACGCCATCTTGGTTTGTTAGGATGGGGTCAGTCCAGCCAAACTCCTCTAAGCTTTTCCACAGTTCCTCTTTTTGCTTGTTCGTCATTCTGTTTGGGTTGTTGCCATCTGAGCGCAAAAGCCTAATGTCTTCAAGAATGGGCTTCATGAAGTCAGGTACACGCAAAGTCGTCTTAACTTCCAATTTCCGAACGCTCCTAAACTTTTTGCACTAGCCCACGCTTAGTCGCAAGGATTCCCAGAAACTCAGCTCCAACCGCACTAAGCAGCACGCAAATGCTCGTAGGAGAAATTGCGGCGCTAGAAGCCAAAGTGCCCAGCCCCGTAAAGAACGTGATACCGCTAATAATCCCTGCATCCAAGACGGCGCCAGACCAGTCAAACTTGCCCTTTTTGTCTTTTTGACCACGTAGGCTGAGATGAATCTTGTAAGTGAGAGTTTCGTAATTCAGCTTAAACACCGGTTCCAGCATCTCTTGAAGAAAATCTTAGTCCGCCCTGCCAATATAACAATTAACTTATAAATCAACGATAACCCTTCGGCGCAGGACGCCTACTAGACCAAACATGGCGAAACGGAACCCTCAAAACCTCACCTGACTTAACCCAACGCTTCTCAGTCACGCCGACACGAACCTGACGCTTCCCCTTTGAATACTCACTGGTATGCAGAAAATTTGTTTTCGCCCGAACCTCCACATAGCCATCTTTAACCTCAGAGATAACCTCCACAGGATAGATGCCCTTCAAGTAAAACTCCTGCTTGGCTACCGCCAAAATCAAGATACCTCCCATAAGCCGTAATCCTCATCAGCTTCGTTTTCAGGGAACAGTTCAAGCAAAAGCTTGCCTTTTTTGGTTAGAGCATAAAGGTTCTTTGGCTTCCCACGCTTAGTACGGTCAGCATAGGCTAAGGCGATAAGCCCTAGATTCTTGAGTTTTTCAACTTGGGGAAAAGCACCAGAATAGGTCTTCCAAGTGCCGTCTTTTACCAAATCCCAAGTAGCGGTAGGCACCTGAAAACGACGCAGCAACTTAAGATTTATAACTAAAAATCCTTTAGGCTTCATTTCTTGATGCTCCTCTCAAAGCAATCGGTACAAACAAAACGGACATGCTCCCGCACTGCGTAATACTCAGGCGTTTGCTCAAGCCAGACAGCCCGCCCACAAACAGCACAGATAACCTTTTTGACGGGATAATGCGGCGGACCCAGCGGCCACTCTTCAACTAAAGGCAAAACAGAATCCGCCTTTTTCATTGCCACGCATCCTCTTCAGTCTGGGAAATCTCAGCAGTTGCATCCGCTTCGACTTTTCCGCTGCCTCCCCAAGCATTAACAGCAAACTTTGAAAGCGCCCAACGCCAACCCCGCTGCTCAAACAAAGCCTCGTCCACTCGCTCCCTAAACCGCTTATTCATCCGCCCAATCCTGCGAGCCACATGAAAACGAGTAACCCCAAAACCCGCCAACTTCTCAGCTATAACTCTAGGCAGCAAACCCGAATCCCCCACCTCGAAAACTAAACGCACAATCTCCCGGTCAACCTCATCGGCGCAAATCTCCTCGATGTCTGAGCGCACCCAATCAAGATCATGCTTACGATACGTCTCGATACGGCTAACTCTACGGTCAAGAGAATCAAGCTTTTTGTCTATCCGTTTACAAAGCTCAATAATGTGTTTTAGACGCCCTACTTTCTCGCTCTGGTCACGCCTTTTTCTACTCTTCTGAACAGGTTTTCCGCTAACTTCCATAACAAACTGCACACTCCTGTGTTTCGTTAACATTCACGAAAGGCAAAACTAACAGTTCGTAGTCTACATCGGCGACTGCTAAAACGGCACTTCGCAAAGCATGGAAAAAGTCCATGCTTTTACACCCCAAAAAGTGCCCTCTAAAAATTCTGAACAGCCATTTACTGCCAAAAACTCTCATTTCTCATCGATACCTCCAACAAAATCACGTATCTGAGCCACCACTTGCCGCAACTTTTCGCCCGTCAACGGCGGGTCATAGACAATACGCAAGACATCCCAACCCTGCAATTCCAGCAACTCATCAATCTCTGCGTCCCGCCTCTCCGCCTTAGCAGAAGAGTGAACCTGCCTGCCATCCAGATAAACGACCTTCCGCTTTTCAATCCAGCAAAAATCGGGAATCGTCATCTTAAGCACAAGCGGCTTTTGAGTAACCATCCCGCCAGTCAAACCCAAACCGCTAAGAGCTTTGAACACTTCAATCTCTGCACGGCTGACTTTAGGATGCATCCGCTCCTTGAAACTCAAACGAACAAAGCCTCCCAACATTCTTTATGGTAAACCTTCCACGGCTGCCCACAGCCCGTATTACTTGGGCGACTCATAACCGACTGTCCAACAAGCAGAGGTTTCTTGCATCTTGGGCAAAGGCAACTACCTTTCTGATTCCGTAGCCGAGACGCTAACCGCTTATCAAAAACCAAAAGTTTAACGCAGCCCATTAGACCTGCATGCCCTCCCAGCATTTTTTATGATAAGCAACTCGACGATGCTTCCCACGATTACGAGAAACAATCCTATCCCCTTCCACGAAAGCCTCATGACACCTGGCGCACACTTTGGAACGATAACAATACCGCTCCCTGAAAACTCCGCTAAACTCCCTACGAGTCAACCCAAAGCCTCCTCTTGGACGCAACGCTCAAGCGGATGCTCGCAGTTACTACAGCTCCGAAGCTCCAAACAGACATCCGCATAATGGTCGCACTTACTGCGAAGTTTCCATGGGCAACGGCGACAAGGACAAGGCGCCAACTCAACCTGCAAACTCACCGCAAATACTCCCCCATTTTCCGCTGGC